GAGGGCATTGAAAAAGGATACAAGTTTAATAAAGAACAGCTTGATACTTTCGAAGAGAATAAAAAACAAAAAATTACTGAGTTAGAAAAACGTATTGATGAAAATAAAACTAAAATTGCCGACTTAATAAAACAAATTAAGCAGCTCCCTGATGATGTTATGCAAAAGCTTGACGAAAAAGAACAAGCTTGTAAAGATGAATTAGTCAATATTCAGAAAGACTATAAGCAAGCTTATCAGATCTTAGCTGATATTAAAAGCAAAATTAATCATGTAGAAGAACAATTAAAAGAAATTGAAAAAGTTGGGGCTATATGTACTACTTGTAAACGCGCTTATTCAGATGACGACCTTAAACATAAAGAAGCTAATAAAAAAGAACTTAATACAAAGCTTAAAGATTTTAATAAGGAGTTAACTATTGCACAAAAAACTCTTGATAAAATTAATTCTGATCAAACAAAAAAAGAAAAAGAACATAAAGATATTCAAGATAAAAAAAATATTGTCAGAGATGTTATTAGTAACAATAAAAATACTGAAACTAAAGTTGGTTTAATTAACGAAAATATTCAGGCTCTTTTAAAAGAAATTGAAAACGTTAGAAAACAGACTAATGAAGCTTTAGAGAATGTAGTAAAAGAGCTTGAAGAAAAACTTAAAACCGGCAAACAAGAACTTGAAAAACTCGATCATGATTGTAATGTCTTAGAGTGTGTTAAGTTTGTAGTATCTGAAGAGGGTGTTAAGTCGTACATTGTTAAAAAGATCTTAGCTGTTCTTAACGGACGTATGGCTTATTATCTCGATAAACTGCATGCTAACTGCTTGTGCCAGTTTGATGAGTTCTTCGATGAACAGATTACTGATGAAAAAGGTGAACTAAAATCTTATTTTAACTTTTCTGGCGGTGAACGGAAAAGAATTGATTTAGCTTGTTTATTCTCTTTCTTAGATATCCGTAGAATGCAAGGAGATGTTCATTTTTCCACAATTTTCTATGACGAACTACTTGATTCCTCTCTTGACGATAAAGGAGTTGAATTGGTGTTAGATGTTCTTCGTGAAAGAGCGCAAAAGTATAATGAAAATTGTTATATCATAACTCATCGTGGTACCACTATCACTGAAAAAATAGATAATACAGTATTTCTGGAAAAACGCAACAATTTCACATATTTATTAACATAGCTTTATGCCTAATTACGTAATTCAGCAATCCGGGTTACCACACATAATAGGTGCCCCTATAGGTTTACCTCCTTTTATACCTTCAACAGTACAAATCTTGCAAACAAGAGAGCATTCTAATATGCCTCCTCCAGAAGTACCCGGTCAGGGGCTACCAAGAGCAGTAAACTATTTAGCAGATTACGGTGGTTGCTCATTTTATAGATGCATGGCTCCAAACCTAATGCTGAATCTTTATCAAAAAGCTGTAGTCTTGGAATCAACTACGATGGTTTTAGACCCGAGATTTTATACAGGTGTTAAAGCTGTTAAAATACAACGACAAGCAACCCCTATACAAAGAGATTTTGTAAAACTTTTAAAAGAAATATCTAAACAGGTTGGTTTTAAAATAATTTATGAAATTGATGATATAGTTTTTAGAGAAGATATACCCGATTTTAATCGCAATAAAGATGCTTTCACACAAGATGAAATAAGAAATAGTATTGTTGAAATATTAGAACTATGTGATGAAATAACTGTTACTTGCGATTTTATGAGAGATTACTTTAAAGGTAAATCGAAAAATCAAAACGTGACAGTAATACCAAATTACCTTTTACGGTGGTGGTTTGATCGATACTATGATCTCGGAAAACTTGTTAAACAATACGAAAAAAATAAAAAGAAACCGGTAGTATCAATTTTTGCGTCAGGTACTCATGTTGATATTACAAATCGTACAAATCAAAAAGATGACTTTGAAATGGTTGTTCCTGCAATCATAAAGGCCCGTAAAGATTTTAAATGGAAGTTTTACGGGAGTTACCCTCTACCTTTAAAACCGTTTATTGATAGAGGTGAGATAGAATTTCATCAATGGACTCCATTACCCGACTACCCAGGTACAATTGCAAACGCTGAAACACAAGTGACTTTTGCTGCTTTACAAGATAATAATTTTAATAAAGCTAAATCCAATATTAAACTTTTAGAAGCTGCAGCATTAGGTATACCATGTATATGTCCTGACATGGTGACCTATAAAGACGCAGCCCTCAAGTATTCAAATGCTAGCGAATTTATTGATTGTATTAAAACAGCTACGAAAAATCAGCATACGTATGCCGATTACTGTAAGAAAGCTCGTGCCTACGCCGATAACTTTTGGCTAGAAGATGAAAAAAACCTTATGAAACATCATGAGGCGTATTTTACCCCCTTCGGGTCACCAGATCGTAAATATTTGCTTGAGACTAATCCTAAGTCATAATACAATAGGTAATAGTGTATAGGAACGCATCATATAACCCACGAGAGGGAACTGTATATCTTAGAACTTGGACCGAAGACGGCGCAAGAATCGATACTGAGGTTCCTTATACACCATATCTCTTTACCGAACAAAAAGATAGTAAAGACGCTACCTCTATCTTTAAAACTCCTTTAAAGAAACATTATTTTAAGAACGGGTTCGAACGTAATAAGTTTGTACAAGAAACTAAAAACCCGCGTTTGTTTGGTAATTTACCTATTGATCAGCAATTTTTAGTTGATCGTTTTAAAGAGGACGTACATAAAGCTGAATTTTCACAGTTCCCGCTCAAAGTTTATTTTATCGATATCGAGACTTACTCCCCGGGCGCTTTTCCTATTCCTAAGTTTGCTAAAGACCCGGTTAATCTTATTACAATTTATGATACTTTAGAAGATAAAATTTACACTTGGGGTCTTAGAAACGATTACAAACCAAAACTTTCTAACGTTACATATTATAAATGTAAGACTGAAGATGAAATGTTTGAAAAGTTTGTTAATTTCTGGAAAAAAGATCCGCCCGATATTTTAACCGGCTGGAACACCGAGCAGTTTGACGTGCCGTATATTATCAACCGGGCTAAGAATTTACTTGGAGAAGATTTTATTCGTCAGTTATCACCTGTAGGACAAGTCCATTACAGAGAAAACTTTGCTAAGTTCGGTAAAGAGATGGGCCGGTGGTATATAACAGGTGTAAGCTGTTTAGACTACATGGAAATTTACAAGACATATTCTAAAGGAGATAGAGAGTCGTTCTCTTTAAACTATATTTGTGAATATGAACTAGGTGAAGGCAAGCTTGCTTATAATGCTACTTCGTTATCAGGGCTAGCTGATCAAGATTGGGATCAATTTGTTGACTATAATATTCAGGACGTCGATCTATTGCGCAAGCTTGAAGAGAAGCTTAATTACTTAAAGATTATCCGTCTGCTATCTTATAAGGGCTGTACTAACTTCGAAAGAGCGTTAGGCAAAGTTTCAATCGTAACGGGTGCTATGACCCTTCAGGCACAAAAACAAGGATATATCATTCCTACCTTTAAAAATGAAACAACTAGAGAATCTTTGGAAGGTGGCTATGTACGGGAACCTGAAAGAGGCCTTAAAGAAGCCATCGTTAGTTTTGACGTTAACTCTCTGTATCCTAATACTATTATTACTCTTAATATTGGGTCTGAAACCAAGTTAGGAAAAATAGTTACTGGTGACCCCGAGACCGATAAAGAAATAGAAATCAGACTCGAGTCGGGTGGTATGTTTAAAGTTACTACTGCTAAACTTAAAAAGTTCTTAACTGATGAAAATGTTTCTCTATCAAAAGCCGGTGTACTCTACTCTCAGAAGTTTAAAGGTGTCTGCCCTAATCTGATTAATAGTATCTACGACGAACGTGTGCATGCGCGAAACGAAATGCTTAAGCTTAAAAAGACAAAGCAGAAAGATAAAGAAACTATTAGTAAGATTCAATACTTCGATACGCTTCAATACACGTTAAAGATTCTTCTTAACTCCATTTACGGTACGTTTGCTAACAAGCATTCAGCTTTCATGGATATTGATAACGCTTCGTCAATTACTTTAACAGGTCAAGCTGTTGCTAAGGCCGGTGGTGCTATAGTAGATGCTTGGGCTAAAGAAAAGTTTGGTATTACTGAGTCTCTTATTATTGCCGGTGATACTGATTCCCTCTATACAACCATACAACCTATTCTCGATAAAATAGGCTTACCTCTTGTTAAAGACGGTTCTATTACACCTGAAGCCCATAAGATTATTAATGCGATGGAAAAACATCTTAATACTGAGATTATTAACTGGGCTAAGACTGAGCTTAATTCTGCTGATCCGCGCTTTGTATTCAAACGAGAGGCTATTGCAGATGTTGGTTCATTCTTACAGAAAAAACGTTACATTATTCATATCTTAGACGAAGAAGGTGTTCCTACAAATAAGTTTAAATATGTAGGCGTCGAACTAGCCCGGTCAACAACCCCTAAGGAAGTTAAGGCCTTAATTAAGAAAACTATTGATACAGCCTTTCTAACTAAAGACGTTAAAAAGACAAATGATATATTCCGCGAAGCTTACGATCACTTTAAACAACTTGACGTATCTGAAGCAGCATTTCGTAAAGCAGTAAAAGAACTAGAAAAGTATTCAGGTGGTGCAACATTACATAAATTTAATCTTGGTACTCCTTGCCATGTTAAAGCAGCTTTAGCGTATAATTTCTTACTCGAAAAAATGGGCATACAAACCAAATACGAGCAAATCAATTCTGGTCAAAAGATCAAGTATTTTTATGCTATGAAGAACCCTTATGGTTTAGATGCTGTAGCGTTTGTTGGAGAGTATCCAAATGAGTTTCATGAGATTAAAATTGACTATGATAAAATGTTTGGTAAAATTGTAGCCCCACCTATTGAACAGGTTTACGAAGCTATCGGATGGAGATTACCGATAATCGGTAAAGAAGTTCAAACAGATTTATTTGATTTATTCGGAGATTGATTTATTATTACCACTATGCTTATATCACACGAAACACCCGTATCGTTGCTTCCTTACTCTTGGGGCTATAACGACTATGATTATTGCTTGGTGCATTTACTACCTGAAAACCAAGCTTATAAAGATTTCTACTTTAAGTCTGTAGCTTATGGACGAAGAGTACTTTTAGATAATTCTATCTTTGAGCTAGGAACTTCTTTTGATCCGGATCAATTTGCTTATTGGGTTAAAGAGCTTAAACCTTTTGAGTATGTTATTCCTGATGTTTTAGAAGATGTTACTAATACTTGCATGTCGCTAAATAATTTCTTATCTAAGTATCCTAATCTACCAGGTCGCAAAATTGGTGTTGTTCAAGGTAAGACATACCAAGATATTGTAGATTGTTATCGTTATATTGCACCAAGAGTTGATAAGGTTGCTATCTCTTTTGACTACTCTTATTATTTAGAAGAGTGGAATACTCACAATAAAACAGACCTCACACAGTTTGATATTGTATTACCAAAAGGTCTTAATAATATTGCTCATGAAATTGCTAAAAACAATAAATGGGTGAAATACGCTATCGGTCGTGTTGTGTTACTCGATCGCTTATATAATGACGATGTTCTAGATATTGAAAAACCACATCACCTTTTAGGAGCATCTGTTCCTTGGGAGTTTTCACTTTATAGCTTAAATGATCTTAGTGAATATATTGAAACTGTTGATACTTCAAATCCAATTGTGGCAGGCATTCTGGGCAAAAAATACGAACCGGAATACGGATTGTCAGAAAAATGGTCAGTGAAGCTTGTTGACTTCATTGATGCTGAATTAACAACACAACAAATTTATGATTCATTCTGGAATATTACTCAGTTTAGAAATCTATGCCGATAACACAGCCTTGGGTCACGTTCTTTAGTCAGACAGGTTCCGAAATTTATAAAATCTCTAAAAAAATTAACCGGGTACCTGATGTTATTGTCACTAATAAAACTAAAGATAAAGTTTTAGAAATTAACGAAGACTTATTTTTTGAGTACGGAGATAAAATTACCTGGTTACCTAAAAAGCCTTCCGTAGAAGAATATAGGCAGGTTATTCCTAAAGGAGCTTTTGTAACCCTTCATGGCTGGTTAAGAATTATTCCTCCAGAAATTTGCCAGGAATTTGAAATCTACAATTTACATCCTGCACCTATTCACTTAGAAGGGTACGACAAGTATAAAGGTAAAGATCCACAAGTTCGAATATTTGAAGATAAAGCAAAATATTCAGGTAATGTTATTCATGAATGTATTGCCGAACTCGATGCCGGTAAAATATTAGCAAAAAATGAATTTGATATTGCAGGATTTGATTTAGATATGGTGTTCAAACTAACACATGTAAAGGCTACTGAGCTTTGGTGTTGCTTTTTGCAAAATAGATTATAACATAGATAGTTATGAGAGTTTCATTTACAGGTGCGCAGAGTACTGGTAAGACTACATTGCTGAATAAGTGTAAGGAGATCTATAAAGATTATAAATTTGTAGATGAGGTTACTCGTTACGTTCGTCGGACTTATGACGTTAAGATCAATGAAATAGGCGGCACAGAAACACAGTTATATATTTTAGCCGAACATATTAAGAATCATCTTAAGTCGGATGAAAACTTGATGCTTGACCGTTGTATTTTAGATGGTTATGTCTATACAAAGTATCAGGTTGTTAATGGCAAAGTATCTGAACAAGTACTACATGCATTTAATGGAGTATATAGTGTATTGATGGATAAGCTTGATTATGTTTTTTATACTGATCCTTCTGACGTAAAGTTAGTTGACGATGGGGAGCGTTCTGTTGATTTTAAATTCAGAGATGACATTATCGAACTTTTCGAAGATTTAATTACGTATAAAATGTCTCCAAAAAACAGAGAAAAAATTATTCGTTTAAAAGGTTCTGTTGAAAAAAGAATGCAAACAATTGAAAAATATTTAAAGAGTGAATAATCTTCAATATATAGGAGCAACTTTAACGGGTGTAGCTGCGATTGCAACTGCATCTGTTTCAATATACACAACATTTCATACCGAAGAAAAAAAACAATTATCACATACAAGACTAGGAATTATTTACGATCCTGATGGTTGGACAAATTTAAGACAATTACCATCAAGCGAATCTAACATTTTAACAAGACTTGCAAACAATACAGAAGTCACTATAATAAACGATTCAGGCAATTGGTTTCAAATACAAACTAGAAATAATACAATAGGTTTTATATATAAACAAAATATTTTAGAAAAATGAGCACAAACTTAAACGATATTGCATCAAAATCTCTCGGATCATCAGCTTCATATGCTGTTTATACTGATCGTTTTGACCCTTCACTTCTTAACCCAATGCCTCGAAAACTCGCCCGAGAAGGCTGGAGTATTAAAGGTGATGAATTTGTAGGTTATGATACCTGGCACTGCCATGAAGCTACATTTCTTCTTAATAGTGGTGCACCAGTTGCTGGTACTTTAAAATATACCTATTCTTCAGATTCAAAATATATGGTCGAGTCAAAGTCTGCTAAACTCTATCTTAATACCTTTGATATGTGTAAGATGGGCCAGTCTTTAGAATCAGCTATTGAAAATTACGAACTACAAGTTAAGACAGACCTTGAAAAAGCTCTAGAAACGTCTGTTGATGTTAAGTTCTTTAAATCTGGAGATGAGATTAATGAAATCTTTCCTATGGTTGGTTATATTGATCTTCAATCCTTTTTAGGTAAAGATCTTGAAAGTATTGAAATTACAGATTATAACGCAGAAAAAAATCATCTTGAATTTGAAACTGTAAACTATTCAGGGTATGGTTATAGCGTTAAAGAGGATAAAGCTCTTTACGCAAATAAATTCTTTACAAATGCATTACGCTCGCGCTGCCGTCACACAAAGCAGAAGGATACAGGTGCAGCTTATATTTCTATTAATACCTTAAACACTGTGGTTAAACCAGAATCACTCTTTAAGCAGATTGTTTCATTGAGAGAGGTTAATGAGTTTCATGAGTTCTGTGCTGAAAAGCTTTATACTGAAATTATGAAATGCCCAGAAGTAGAATCGTGCTGCGTTACTTTGTTATATTCTCGCCGCGGCTCTTTAGATATTAATCCCTGCCGGGCTACTTCGTTTGATCTACTCCCACCCGTACTTATTAACCCCAAATATTATACAAAAAAAGCAATGGGCCAGTAGATTTTAAAAACAAAACATTATAATATAATATACTATGAGTGATCAAAATAAAATTGTCGTATTTCTAGATGCCGTTGGTAGAACTATTTTAGGTGAACGTGTTGATGATAAAACAACAGAAAATCTTTTGGCTATAAAAAATCCTGCAGTAGTGCATATTATGCCGAACCAACAAACAGGTCAACTACAACTTCAAATACTACCTCTGTTTTTTAAAGAATTTTTAGCTGATAAAAATGAATATACAACTTGGAAGTTTAATCGTCAAAATATTACTGAATCTGTAGATTTAGTTTTTGACTTTAAACTCGAAGCTCAGTATCGTCAAATTTTTGCTGAAGCACCTGCAACTCCAGCACCGCAGTAGCCTCAAGCGTCGCCAGATGTTATTAAACTTTTTGACGAATAATTCTTTTTAAAAGTTGCACTTCTATGAATATCATTCATCATTGAAGTATGGGAAAAAAGAATAATACACTAGACGGTCTCAAAGATATTTTTAAATCAGTAGATGATTTAAATCCTGACGCAGCAATTTTAGATTCAGCTACACTGTCAACCGCTGATGATTGGATTGATACAGGCTCATATGCTCTTAATGCAATTATTAGTGGCTCAATGTATAAAGGAATTCCTGTAGGTCGTATTACTGGTTTTTCAGGGCCATCAATGGCTGGTAAAACGCTTATTATGAATAAAATTATGGCCAATGCCCAAAAGAAGGGTTATATAGCCGTAATTTGGGATTCTGAGGTAGCAGTAGATAAAAAAGGCGCTGAAGCTGTAGGCATGGATCCTACCAAAACAAAATATTACCCTGTCGAAACTATTGAAGATTGTCGTAATCAAATTTGTACATTTCTCGATAACGTTATTAAGGCAGATAACCCTGATTTAAAATTCATTGTTTCAATCGACTCCTTAGGTAACTTGGCTTCTGCTAAAGAAATTCGAGATACAGCCTCTGGTAAAGATGCTTCTGATGTCGGGCAAAGAGCTAAAGCTATTAAATCCATGATGCGTGTTCTTACATACAAAGCCGCTAAAGCCCGTGTACCAGTTCTATTCTCTAATCACGTATACGACTCTATGGAGATGTTCCCGACTCTTGTCAAAACTCAATCAGGCGGTAAGGGCCCGATTTACCTTGCTTCTGTGTTAGTCCAGCTCTCCACACGAAATGAAAAAACATCTGATAACCCTAATGAAGAGTCAATTGCTATCGCTCACAATATCAGCGGTGTCACTTTGGGTGCTCTTACTATTAAAAATAGATTTGTACCTAATTACCTCAAGACGGAATTGTACCTTAATTTTAAAACAGGTCTTGATAAGCATGCAGGTCTGTTTGAGATTGCTGAGGCGTTTAGTGTTATTGAAAAGCCAGGCCGTACCGTAATGTTTGGCGGCGAATCACTAGGTTACCGTAAAGATCTAGAAAAGAACCCTGAGTTCTGGGCAAAGGTTATGCCTAAACTTGAAGAAGTTCTTCAAGATAAACTCTGCTATGGTAGCTCAGAGTCCTCAGTTGATATTGAAGAAGAAGTCGATAATATTGATTGATGTCTTCTAAACTCGATCTTGATTATTACGAGAATATAATCCTCTTTAACTCTTTATTGAGTCAAGAGTATCTCTCGTCAATTATAGAATACACCGACCCAGAATATTTTAATGATAAAAACATTAAAACAATTTTTAAATCGATTGTATCATTCTTTAACGAAAGAGGTTTATGTCCCACAACTACTGAATTAAAGGCACGCTTAACAACCGAAGAAGAAAAGAAGGCTTTTAATGAAGTAGCTGTTAAATTTAAAGAACTCGATACAAAGTTTAATAAAGAAGAGCTAATCAATAACACTGAAAGGTTTTTACAAGAAAGATGCTTGTATAAGACTATTGTTGAGACTGCTGAAAAGTATGCGCAGGGCAAAACTGATCCAGCTGAAACTCTTAAAGAGTTTGAAAAAGCCTATAACATAACATTATCTGAAGATATTGGATCTTGGTATTTCGAAGATATCGATGAACATATTAAAGAATTAACTAAGATCTATAATCCTATCCCTACAGGTTGGAAGTTTTTAGATGAAAGACTTGAGGGTGGTTTATTTCCTAAAACCCTAACCTGTCTTGTTGGTCAAGTAAACGTCGGTAAGAGTATCTTTTTAGGTAATTTAGCTACTAACATGGTAATGAAGGGTAAGAATACGTTGCTTATTTCACTTGAAATGTCTGAGTTTATGTATGCAAAGAGAATTAGCACTCAGCTTACTCAAATACCTCA